GATAAAGTTAAATGGATTTATTGTAAAGATAATCCATACAAAATAGAAGCATTAGCATTTTTTGATTATGATATTCCTGAAAAAGTTCAAGATTTTTTAGATAGGTATGCTGATAGACAAAAAGTATTTGATTCAATATTATTAAATAAATTAGAAGGATTTTTTAGTGATTTACAATGGTCATTAGATTTAAATCCTTATACAAATGCATTAAGTTCGTTTGAAATTTAAGATAAAATTCGTATATTACAGTTATGATAAATAAGAGTACACTCACATCAGTTATTTCCAAATACTACTTAAATGGTTTAAACAACCAAGTAAAATGGAGAATTAAAGATAATCAACTTACCATTTACGCAGGTGAATCAGGTAGAGTATGTAAAATAGAACATAGTAATTTCCCATTAGAAGATGCTGAATTAGGTGTATTTGATACACATAAATTAAGTAAATTAATATCTATTACTAATGGTGATTTAATGGTTTCGTTAGAAAAAATCAAAGCAGTTTATACTAAAATACATTTTGCGGATGCTAATTTTGATTTAACTTATTCATTAGCTGATATTCTTATATTAGGTAAAAATACCTATTATGAAGATCCTGAATCATTTGAAATGGAGCTTGATTTAACTAGAGAAGATATTGATCATCTAATTAAAGCCAAAAGTGCATTAGCTGATGTAAATAACATGCTACTTACAAGTACTACAGATATGGACGGTACAAATATTTGTGAGTTTATATTTGGTGATAATACCGGATTTTCAAATAAAATTACGTATCAAATACAAGGTAATATAACTAAAAGTGATATAGAAATACCTTTTGATTCTGATATATTCAAAGATATTTTAAATGCCAATAAGGATATGGATAGTGGCACATTAAAATTATCAGAACAAGGAATGTTAAAATTAAACTTCTATTCAGAAGAAGTAAAAAGTGAATACTTTATCGCGAGAAATGAGTAAACACATATGTATGATAGAACATAATATTGGAGTTTAGGACACGCTGTTATGTTTAAATTAAATTAACCGAGAGCTACGGCCTCACAAAACTAAATGATATGAGTACATTATTCAATGAACGTACACCGTTCGACTTATTATTCCGAAACTTTTTTAAAGCAGACGGAGTTTTTCAACCCACAACGTTTGATAACAAACAACCTCACCCACTAGATATTTTTTATGACGAAGAAGGGCTTCACTTTGAGATTGCCTGCACTGGTCTAACTAAAAAAGATATTCAACTAGAAATAGATGGAGACCTTTTAAAAATTATCTATGATAAACCAAAAGAAGAAGAAGATTATTCTGGTTACATCTATAAAGGATTAGCTAAACGATCTTTTAACTTAGGTTATAAAGTAGCAGCTAAATTCGAACTTGAGAAATTAGAGGCAGAAATGAAAGATGGTTTGCTTCATCTATTTATTCCAATTGCTGAATCTAAAAAGCCAAAAACAATTAAAATTAAATAAAAGTTTTACTAAAAATGCGTGTCCTAGCGCAATATTATTCGTATATTCACGTCTAAATAAATAAGTTATATGGCTAGAAAAGCAAAATCACTCACTACAATCTCCGACCCTTTAATGGAACCTTATTTCATCACAAAAGATGAAATGTGTTTTACAGTTAACGAAAGAATAACTCCTAACAAAGATCATTTCAGATCAAAGGGGAACGGGACCGAGTATTCAAAACCTCAGGGATTTTATCCTGAATTTCAACAGGCACTTACTAAAATTGCTAAGGAAAAATTACACACTCGAAAGGACTATGAATCTCTTTCTGAGTTTTTAAATGAATTTAAATTAATAGAAACCAATATTAAAAATTATACAGATGGCCTTAGAAGCACTATTTGATGCGGTTATAGTTAAACCGATTGAAATTGAAGAAACTACTTATGGGAATATTATTGTTCCTGATGTAGGAAAAGAAAAAAATGAAACAGGAGAAGTTATAGCTGTAGGACCAGGAAAACCAACAATTAGTGGAACATTTATTTCTACACAACTAAAAATAGGAGATAAAGTAGTTCTACCAACAATGGGTTTTACTAAACTCCCCTATGATGGGGAAGAGTATTATGTTGGTCCTGAAAACCAAATCCTTGCTAAAATTACTGAAACCATTGATGTTTCAGAAATATTAGAAGAAACTAAAGAATCATTAACCGAAGAAGAAATTAAAGATTTATCGCATGAGTAAACAAGTTATATTAGGTTCAAAAGCTAGAACCAATTTAGTAAAAGGGATTGATATATTAGCCGATGCCGTGGTATCAACACTGGGGCCAAATGGTCGAAATGTAGTAATAGCAAATGAAATGGGAGCTCCACAATCAACCAAAGATGGGGTTACAGTTGCAAAATCAATCACATTAAAAGATCCTAACCAAGAATTAGGAGTACAGTTAGTAAAACAAGCAGCTATCAAAACCGCAGAAAAAGCAGGAGATGGCACAACAACTTCTACTTTACTAGCTAGAGAAATGATTAAAGCGGGATTAAATGCTTTAAATAATAATGAAAATGCAGTACAAATTAAAAGAGACATTGATGCTACCGTTAAAGAAGTAGTAAATAATCTTAAAAATAATATTGCAGAAGATATTTCAGGTGAAGAACAATTAGAACAAATTGCAACAATTTCTGCTAATAATGATCCTGAAACTGGGAAGTTAATTGCTACCGCAATTGAAAAAGTTGGAATGGAGGGGGTTGTTCATATTGAGGAGTCTAAAACAGGTGAAACGTATTTAGAAACTGTTGAAGGGTTACAGTTTGATAGAGGGTATAAATCACCTTATTTTGTTACTAATAATAACACAATGACTTCTACATTAGAAAACCCCTTAATTCTAATCGCTGACCAGAAATTAACCCAAGTAAAAGAGTTATTACCTATTCTAGAAAGTGTATCTACTCAAGCCAGGTCACTTTTAATTATTGCTGAAGACATTGATAATGAAGCTTTAGCTACTCTTATTGTTAATAAAATGAGAGGTACAATGAAAGTATGTGCTGTAAAGGCACCTGATTTTGGAGATAGACGTAAATTGGTTCTAGAAGATATTGCCATCACAACTGGAGGTGTAGTTTTTGATAAACAAAAAGGAATGAAACTAGATAAATTTAGTTGGGATTGGTTTGGTGAAGCTCGAACAGTAACAATAGGAAAAGAACAAACAACAATTGTAGATGGAAAAGGAGGAATTGAACCAATTGAAGCACGTATTGAAGAGTTACAACAACAAGTCAGTAAAGCAACAACTGCGTTCGAAACAGAAAAACTTCAAGAAAGACTCGCGAAATTCACAGGAGGAGTAGCGATTATTCATGTAGGTGGAAACACTGAAACTGAAATGAAAGAGAAAAAAGATAGAGTTGATGATGCATTACATGCAACTAAAGCTGCTATTGAAGAAGGAATAGTACCAGGAGGTGGAACAGCATTATTATATGCATCCTCAGGTCTAGAAGCTAAAACAACAGGAGCTCAAATTGTGATTGAAGCTTGTGCTAAACCATTTAATCAAATTTTGGTTAATGCTGGTTATGATGCAGTTAAAGGGCAAATTTTAGCAGACCAGTTGGTAAATTCAGGTAATGATACTTGGGCAGGATATAATATTAAAACAGACAAAATAGTAGATATGAAAGAAGCTGGTATTATTGATCCAACTAAAGTAGCTAGAACAGCACTACAAAATGCAGCATCAGTTGCAGGTACGGTATTACTTACAGAATGTACCGTAGTAAATGAACCAAGTGAAGACAACAATCAACCTCAAATGGATCCATCCATGATGGGGATGATGTAATAATTAATAATTAATAAATAAAAAAAAAAAATGACAAAAAATGAAATCTTTGAGATTATTGAAACAAATTTCAATATCTTAGCAGCGGAAAATGATGGAACTACAAAAGCAAGTCAAGCACGAGCTAGAAAAGCAGCACAAGCCATTAAAAGAGTAATCACAGATTATAAAAAAGCATCTGTGGCTGAGTCTAAATAATTTCGTATATTACCACAATGAAAACAGAATTAATTGAAGGTAAAGTATTAATTGCTAATAGAAAGCCACCTGGTGACAGGTGGCAATTAGCTGATGAACCTGAAGGTAGAATTTATAAAAGTATAACAGATACCTTAGAGGCATATATGCATAAAACTGGATTTAAGGGACATTATAGATTAGAACCCTTACAAAGTAGATTATATGCTATAGAAGAACAAGAAATTGAAATAAAACCAGAACCAATTAAAACATATAACATATATGGGGAGTTCGGAGAATAGTTTATTAGTAGAAAAATATAGACCATCTAAATTAGAAAATTATGTTGGTAATGAAAATATCAAAAAGTCTATATCTAAATATTTAGAACAGAATGATATTCAAAATCTAATATTTTATGGACCCGCTGGTACAGGAAAAACTACTTTGGCAAAACTTTGTGTTCAAAATCTCGATTGCGATCATCTTTATATTAATGCCTCTGATGAACGAGGAATTGAAACGATTCGTGATAAAGTTCAAAGCTTTGCGAGCGTGGCTTCTTTTAAACCACTTAAAGTGGTCATTTTGGATGAAGCTGATTTTCTTACTATCCAAGCACAAGCTTCACTCCGTAATATTATTGAAACTTTCTCGCGTACGACACGTTTTATTATGACTTGTAATTTTGTAGAGCGTATAATTGATCCTCTACAATCTAGATGTCAAGTACTTAAAATTGTACCCCCAACTAAAAAAGATGTTGCTAAACATTTACATTGGATTTTACAACAAGAATCAATTTCACATGATATAAATGATTTAGTACCATTAGTTAATCAATACTATCCTGATTTACGTAAGTGTATTAATACAATACAATTATCAACTGTAGATGGTGGAGCGAATGATTTATATCTTAGTTTAGATCAATCAATACTAGTATCATCTAATTATATAGATAAAGTTATTACTGAATTATCAAATAAACCAAAATTTAACAATATACGTCAAATCATAGCGGATGCTAATGTAGATGATTTTGATGAATTATTTAAAGCATTATATGAAAGATCATCTGAATACTTACCAGGTAAAGAAGGTACAGCTGCTATTTTAATAAATGAACATCAATATAAAGCAAATTTCCGAATCGACAAGGAAATAAATACAATGTCGTTAATTCAAAACTTAATAAATAATAAATAATTATGCAACAGCAAGTACAACCCCCAATTGACTTAAAAAACACTAGTGAAGTAAAAAACTTTAATGGTGGAGTTATTTTTCAACAAGGAGTAATTTTACGTAAAGTATCTAAGTTTGTAACGGGTACAGATGAAGATGCTTTATTACCTATTCCTGTATTTTATGATCCTACAACTAAAAAAATTTTAAAATCCTCAGTTCCTAAAGAACTTAGAGAAGAATTGGCTGGCGAATTAATGGACTAAGTTTGAAGAATATCTTTGATTGGTTAAAGGCAATAAATACTACTAAACCCCCAGTCGAATCTTTTACAGATAAAGACTGGGAGGTTTGGAATAGTTATATGATCCATCGGTTTATTAGTATGAATCCTGATTACTTAGAAATAGTTAATTATGTACAAGACTTTCCACCACAGGAAAAACAAATGATTTATTCTATTTACAAAGAATTTATTCCCAAAAATAATAAGTGGAATAAATATATTAAATCAAAAGTAAAACAACCAAATAAAGATTTAGTAGACCACATCAAAGATTATTTTGAATGTTCAAGTAAAGAAGCAAAAGAATATATAAATATATTGGCTTCCCCAGAAATAAATCGTATATTAGCGAATAGAGGATTAGATAAAAAAGAAATAAAACCATTATTAAAATGACAAACTTAATAGATTACGCGAATCAAGTAATGGAAAAATATCCATCTCTTAAATCAGATGTTCAAGGATTAATTCAATTGTGTATTGATGAAATTGAAGAAGGTAGTCCGGAACGACATGAAATTGAACTATGTTGGAGTGACATAGATGCGTTGATAAAAGAAGAAATAAAACCATTATTAAAATGACAAAGGAATTATACACTATGTTAAAAACATCTGCTGAAGCAGATAAAGCTAAAGCGTTATTATCACTTGAATTATTAGGTAATAAAGCAGTTGGTATTGGAGACCATTCAACAGAAGATTTTTATAAAAATGCTGAAGAAGCACTTATGATATTAGTTGATGCTGATGATAGGTTAGGAACATTAGAACAATACTTTAATATTAACCGACCAGTACAAGTAAATGGGTGATACAATAACTAAATACCACGAAATAATGAGTGATAGAGAAATTATGGATGCTAAGCGTCCACCATCAGCAGTAAAGGTTTTTGAAGTAGAATATCCTGAATTATCTAAGGAATTTAAATTAATCCAAAAAGAAATGTATGAAATGTTTGCACGTAAACATATGGATTATGGTTTAAATAACATTGCTTTAGGTGGAGATATCGTTAATAATAGCGATGATAAAAAATTCTCATTAACTGGGTTAGCAATTAGATTAACTGATAAAATTAGCCGACTAAAAAACCTTATAGTACATGGTAAAAACTATGTAAAAGGTGAAGGAATGGAAGATACGTTTATTGATATAGCTAATTATGGAATAATTGGTTTGTTAGTAGGACGTGATAAATGGAAAAAATAGATTTTGGCTAAAAAAATCCCAAAAATTGTAAGGGAAATTAGAAATAATCCCCCACAACCCGTTAATTATGCATATCAAAAGAATATATCTTATTCTCAGATGTCTATATTTAGAGGTTGTCCCCATAGATGGAAATTACAATATAAGGATAAGATAAAAAGATTTACTTCATCTATCCATACTGTATTTGGAACTGCTATACATGAAGTAATGCAACATTATTTAGATGTAGCATATGATAAATCATTTTCAATTGCTGATAAAGAAATTGATATGGAAGAATTCTTCCAGGAAAAATTTATAGGGGAATATCAAAACCAATACAAGAAAAATAATAACCAACATTTTTCCTCAGCTGAAGAAATGAGAGAGTTTTTTGAAGATGGGGTGGGTATTTTAAATTGGTTTAAGAAAAAAAGGTCTAGATATTTTCAAAAAAGAGGATGGCATTTAGTTGGTTGCGAAATACCATTAGTAATAGCGCCAAATAAAATGTATAACAACATATTATACGCAGGATTCTTAGATGTCGTTATGTACCATGAACCAACAAAGACATTTAAAATAATAGATATTAAAACCAGTACCCGTGGATGGAGAGAGCAAGATAAGAAGAATGAAGATAAACAATATCAGTTGCTTTTATATAAACAATACTTTAGTGAACAATATGGTATTCCATTAAGTAATATTGAAATTGAATTTTTTATTGTTAAAAGAAAAGTAATGGATTGGGATGATGAAAAAATAATGTCACCCCACCAAGCATATAGAGTTCAACAATTTACCCCACCTAGTGGTAAAATAAAATTAGGACGAGCTAAAAAAGCTATAAATAATTTTATAAACGAATGTTTCAACTCTAATGGAGATATAAAGGAATTAGAATATCCAAAATCTGTTTCAAAATGGAATTGTATGTTTTGTCCTTATAAAGAAGATAAAGAAAATTGTGGAGAAGGTATAATCTACTAATTTTCATATATATGTATACTTAAATAATGTTATAAAATAAAGATTATGAGCGCAAAAAAAGATATGACACTTACTAGTGTAAAAGTCAAAAGCGATTTATTCGAGAATTTTAAAATTGAATGTGTAAAAAGAAAATTTTCTTTCCAAAAACTTGCTGATCGAGCTATTTATTTGTATCTTACAGATGAAGATTTCCGTAAGTCAATTACCAATCAAACTAATCTCGAACTATAAATCTAAAAATAAATGAATAAAAGTTTTAAACATCTTCCTAAAGACAAAAGGAAGAAAATATTATTAATATGTGATGATATTAGAGTCCATTCAGGGATAGCTACAGTAGCAAAACAAATAGTTCTAAAAACAAGCCACCATTTTAATTGGGTTAATATCGCAGGTGCTATTAAACACCCCGAAGTAGGAAAACGATTAGATTTATCTCAAAGTGTTAATGATGAAGTAGGAATTTCGGATAGTTCATTACTATCATATCCTGTAAATGGGTATGGGGATGCAAACATTATTAGAAAGATTATGGAGATAGAAAATCCTGATGCCCTAATGTTGATTACTGATCCTAGATATTTTATCCATATTTTTAATATGGAAGTAGAACTTAGAAAAAAAGTACCAATTACTTATTTAAATATTTGGGATGATTACCCTGCACCTATGTATAATCAACCTTATTATAAAGCTTGTGATTTACTAATGGGTATATCAAAACAAACTGTTAATATTAATAAAATTGTATTAGGAGAAGAAGCTAAAAATAAAGTAATTAAATACATACCTCATGGTTTAGATCATAATGTATATAAACCATTAGATGAAGACGATTCCCAATTTGTTAAATTTAAGAAAGATTTTTTTGGAAATGATATTCCTGAATTTGTTGTATTTTTCAATTCAAGAAATATTAGACGTAAAGCTATCCCAGATACAATGCTAGCTTTTAGAGCTTTTTTAGATTCTTTGCCTAAAGAAAAAGCAGAAAAGTGTAAATTATTAATGCATACTGAAAAAGTTACAGATGCAGGAACGGATTTATATAAAGTAAATGAATATTTGTTTGGAGAAGATTACCCAAATGCTGTTAAATTTTCTCACCATAAATTAAGTTTAGAAGAACTAAATTATTTATATAATATTGCAGATGTACAGGTGTTAATTACATCAAATGAAGGATGGGGATTAACTTTAACAGAAGCTATGCTTTCAGGAACCCCAATAATAGCAAATGTAACTGGTGGGATGCAAGATCAAATGAGATTTGTTGATGAAAATGGAGAATGGTTTGTACCAAGTTCTGATGTACCTTCTAACCATAGGGGTACATATAAAGAACATGGTGAATGGGCATTTCCAGTTTACCCAACCTCTAGATCAATTCAAGGTTCTCCTCCAACACCTTACATTTATGATGATAGGTGTGCTTGGGAAGATGTAACTGAAAGATTTAAAGAAGTTTATAATTTACCTAGTAAAGAAAGAAAATTATTAGGGTTAAAAGGAAGAGAATGGGCTATAAGTGATGAAGCAGGTTTTACAGCAGAACATCAAGGTAATAGAGTAATAGAGGCATTTAATACTTTATTTGATACCTGGAAACCTAGAGAAAAATATGACATTACTAATGCCACAGAATATAAAGGACACCATTTAAAACATAAAATTTATTATTAATGAATAAACCAGTTTTTGTAATTAGTTGTCCCTTTGATACCTATTCTGGGTATGGGGGGAGATCAAGAGATTTAGTTAAATCTATAATTGAATTAGATAAATATGATGTAAAATTATTACCCCAAAGATGGGGTAGTACTTCATGGGGATTCTGTACAGACCACCCAGATTGGAGTTTTTTATTAAAACATCAAATCCCAAATATGACATCCCAACCTGATATTTGGATGCAAATTACAATACCAAATGAATTCCAACCTGTTGGGAAATATAATATTGGATGTACTGCTGGGATTGAAGCTACTGCTTGTAAACCTGAATGGATTAAAGGGTTAAATAGAATGAATTTAAATTTAGTTTCCTCTAATTTTGCAAAAGGAATGTTTGAAAGTATTTCTTATGAAGAAAAAAATAAACAAACAGGCCAAAAAATATCAGATATTGTTTTAGAAAAACCTATAGAAGTAGTACTTGAAGGTGCTAATTTAGACATTTATAAAACAATCCAATCAAATAACATTAAAACTGTTAATCTTTCAGAAATTAAAGAATCTTTTTGTTATTTAGCTGTAGGACATTGGATGCAAGGAGAATATGGCCATGATAGAAAAAATATGGGGGTATTAGTTAAAAACTTCTTTGAAACTTTTAAAGGATCTAAAAAACCTAAACCTGCTCTAATTTTAAAATCATCAGCTGGAGTTGCTTCTTATATAAGCCGACAAACTATTTTAGATAAAATTAATAGTATTAGAAAAACAATTAATTCAAATAATTTACCTAACATTTATTTATTAACTGGAGAGTTTAGTAATAAAGATATGAATGATTTATACAATCATTCTAAAGTTAAATCAATGGTAAGTTTAACTAAAGGTGAAGGATTTGGTAGACCTTTATTAGAATTTAGTTTAACAGGTAAACCTGTTATAGCTTCAGGATGGTCAGGACATTTAGATTTTATAAAACCGGATATGAGTACTTTGGTAAATGGTAGCTTAGAAAATGTTCATCCTAGTGCTGCTAATGATTGGTTAATTCCAGAAGCCCAATGGTTTAAAATTGATGAAAACGATGGTATTAGACATTTAAAAGATTGCTTTAGAAAATATAAACATTATCTTAATAGAAGTAAACTTCAAAAAACATTTAGTAGGAAAAACTTTGGGTATAAATCTATGAAAGAAAAAATAGAATTAATATCTAATAATTATATTCCAAATTTCCCTACCCAAATGAATTTAAATTTACCTAAAATGGATAAAATTTCTTTACCACAAAAACCAAAAAATTTATAATATGAATTTTGATGAATTAACAGAATGTACCCGTTGTGGTTCAGATGCTTGTTACAAACAGGAAGTAACAAAAGATATTTCTATAGAACTTTGTTACGGGTGTGGCTTTCAGTCTAATTCTTTAATGAAAAAAGGAACAGAATTTTTTAATGAACAATTTGAATTATTACCTGAATTATATAAATTATTAATGGATGAAGAAGAAGAAAGTGGAAAAATTTGGATGCCTACCCATATTAATATAAAAGAAAAAGGAACAATATTTGCTTATGGGGCTAGTAGAGATAATTGGCAATGGGCAGCTGCAAAAGCTATTCCTGATGAAGAAAAAGGATATATAACAAATATGTCTAATTTAAAACTTTTTAAAGAAAGTGATTTTATAGAAGCTTTATCATATATTGAAGTTATACCATGAAATTAGGAAATTTAGTAGAAAAAATAATATCTATTATTACTTTAGGACAAGGTAAAAAAATAGCTATGTATGTAGCTAAATTAAGAGGAAAAGAAGACTGTGGTTGTGATAGAAGAAAAAAAAAGTTAAACAATATAAATTTTAATAAAATGCAATTTACAAATAACCTAATAAAATTAGATTGGTCAGATAGATGGGGTAATATTAGGTCCCAAGTTCCCTGCTCATGTGATTTTGATTTTGCTACTTTATATGTAAAAAATAAGGAGGGGTCAAACATACATGAAGAAAGATTAATAGCTGCTCCATACATGAATGGAACAGTAAAATATAAAGAAGTATCATTTCCATCATTTATTACACCTCAAACATTTGATATTTCTTTTCATAAAACAGAAGGGGGATTAATAACAGAAAATAAAATTAAAATAAATTAAATATGAAAATATTAGTAACTGGTGGTGCTGGGTTTATAGGTACTAATTTAATTAAAAAATTATTATCAGAAGGACATGAAGTTCATTCATTAGATAATTATGAAACAGGTTTAAAAGAAAACCACCAAGAAAATGGGATTTATCATCGTAATGATATTACTAATATTAATACTATGGATAAAGACTTTGATTATGTATACCATTTAGCAGCCCTAGCTAGAATCCAACAATCATTTAATAACCCACAAGAAACATTTAGAGCTAATGCTGTTGGAACCCAACGAGTTTGTGAGTTTGTTAGATTAACAGGAGCTAAATTAATATATGCAGGTTCATCTTCTAGATGGTGTGACCCACATACTTCTCCTTATTCTACTAGTAAATTTTTAGGAGAAGAAATCATTAAAATGTATCGTAGAACTTATGGTTTAGATATGGAAATAGCTAGGTTTTATAATGTTTATGGGCCCCATGAAATTGTAGATGGGACTTGGGCTGCAGTAATAGGTATTTGGAGAAATCAGGTAACTAATGGAGAAAAGATAACAATTGTAGGTGATGGTGAACAACGAAGAGATTTCACTCATGTAGATGATATAGTTGAAGGGCTTTTTAGAATAGGATTTAAGAAACTTAAACATGAAGATGCTTGGGAACTTGGTACGGGTATAAATTATTCAATTAATGAAGTATATCAAATGTTTAAAGAAAGATTTGGATGTGAGTTTGTCAATATACCTGACCAACCAGGGAATTATAGAAAAACACTACGTGAAAATGATGATAGTTTAAATAGATTAGGTTGGAAACCTAGTGATAAATTAAGAGATTATATTTTTAGCTTAAGTAAAGATTAATATATGAAAATTAGTTATGCAATTACTGTTTGTAATGAATTTGTTGAGGTACAAAAGTTAGTTACTTTTCTTTTAGAAAATAAAAGAATTGAAGATGAAATAGTTATTTTATTTGATGTTACAAATGGAGATAAAGCTATAGAAGAATACCTAAGAGCAAAATCAGTTAATAGTGAATTTAATTGGATTAAGGGTAACTTTAAAGGACACTTCGCTGATTGGAAAAATTATCTAACAACTCTATGCTCTGGTGATTATATTTTTCAAATAGATGCAGATGAAATGCCTCATAAAGAATGTATTGAGACTTTACCGATGTTACTTACACTTAATCCTGATGTAGATGTAATGTTAGTACCTAGAGTTAATACAGTTAAAGGTTTAACTCAAGATCATATTGCAAAATGGAGATGGAGTGTTAACGAAAAAGGATGGGTTAACTGGCCTGACTATCAATGGAGAATATATAGAAACTCAGATAAAATTAAATGGGTAAATAAGGTTCATGAAAAATTAGAGGGTTTTGATCAATATGCCACACTCCCTATGATAGAGGAATATGCTCTTTACCATCCTAAAGATATTAAAAGACAAGAGAAACAAAATGAATATTATAGTACATTATGAAAAAGATATGGGTTAATGGGTGTTTTGATATATTACATCGTGGACATTATGAATTATTTAATTATGCTAAATCTTTAGGAAATAAACTTATTGTGGGTATTGATTCAGATGAAAAGGTAAAAAAAGATAAAGGTGCAAATAGACCCTACAACAAATTAGAAGATAGAGTTTATGCTTTAGAAAGTTTAAAAGCTGTAGATAAAGTAATTGTTTTTGAAAATCGTAAACATTTAGAATTACTAGTTGAAGTAAACAAACCTGATATTATGGTAGTTGGGAGTGATTGGAAAGGGAAAGAAATAGTAGGTAGGCAATACTCAAAAGAAATTGTATATTTCAGTAGAATAGGAAATTATTCTACAACAAATATTTTATCAAATGAGAGAAAGTAAATTATACCCAGATAGACAAAAGAAAGCTTTTGTTGATATAGATGAAACTATTTGTTTTTATGAAGATAAAAGAATATATGAATTAGCTAAACCTAATATAACTAATATTAATAAGATTAATAAATTAAAAAAAGAAGGTTGGCATATTACTTATTACACAGCAAGGGGGGGAGCAAGTATGATTGATTATACAGAACTAACAACAAACCAACTAAATGAATGGGGATGTCTTTTTGATGATTTAATTGTTGGTCATAAAGACAACCCTAAATTACCAATTAAACCCTCTTATGATCTAATTATAGATGATAAGGCAAAACGAATAGAAGAATTATGATAGTACAACCAAAAATTGTCCAAAAAGGATGGGGAGAAGAAGTATGGATACACAATGATGAAGAATATTGTGGAAAATTACTTAGATTTTTTAAAAAAGGAAATAAATTTTCTTTACATTACCATATTATTAAAAAAGAATCTTGGTATGTAGGAAAAGGATCATTTGAATACATTTGGTTAGACACAGAAAAAGGAATAGAACATACAACTACTATACCTACTGGAACTTGTCTTACAATAGAAAGAGGATCACCTCATCAACTTATTGCTTTAGAGGATATGTCAGAAATCTTTGAAGTATCAACAGAACACTTTGACGAAGATAGTTATAGAATTAGAACCGGAGATAAATTATGAAAAGAAAATACTTACCCACATTATCAGAATTAGTAGATAGATTATCTATTGTACAACTAAAAGAAGTTTTTATCACAGAACATAAAAAAGAATATGCTAAAGAAATAGCAGAAATAACTCATGATATAGGAGAAATTCTAAAAGATGGAGATATAAAATTAACTGGTGAAGATGTTAGAGCAATAGTAGTATTATCTCAAATGAATCTTCATATTTGGCATAATGAAACTAAATATAGAGCAGGAACGGGAGATGGAAATTTAGGATTAACACATGGGTTAAATGGAATAAGAAATACTGCTAAAAATAAAATTCAAGAAAATGAAGGAGGCAGAAAAGATTATAAAGTAGATTGTATTGCAGCAGAATTTAAAGATTGGGAAATTAGTTGGTAAAGTGAAAATATATCAAAAATTTAGAATAGAAGGTTATTTTGATAATTTTATTGAAAAATATAAAAATTATCCAATTACTATATATACTGACTACCCAATCCAACCCCAGGATATAGATTATAATAGGATTAATCTTTTTATGATTCATGAACCTAATGAAATATTTAATATACATAATTGGGTAATTCAAAACCACCATTTATTTCATGGTGTAATAAGTTGGAGTAAAGATTTAGTAAAAGCTGTCCCTAATGGGATTGAATTTCCTTGTAGTTGGAGAATGAATGGTAATTCTGTTTGGGAGTTTTTAGGACCTAAAAAATTTGAAGTAACTTTTTTATGTGGTACAAAGAAAATTACTGAAGGTCATAAATTAAGACATAAAGTTCTTGAGTTAAAAGATAATATAAGCGTACCTCATAGGTTTTATGAAACCCTAGAAGATTGGGATACCTCAACAAATACTAGACCAGGTTATAGTGAATATTCTAAAGATTTATCCCATATTCCAAATGCTGCTAAATTTGAACCTAACATATATGGGAAAAAAGATTTATATATAAATTCTATGTTTAATATAGGAATAGAAAACGTAAAACATGATAATTGGATTAATGATAAATTATATTCATGTTTTTCATCCTTAGTAGTTCCTATATATTGGGGTTGTGAAAATCTTGAAGAACTTGGATATGATGAAAGAGGGGTTATTAGATTTAATAGTAAAGAAGAGTTAAAGTATATTTTAGATAATTTAACAGAACAAGACTACCATGATAGGTTAGAGTATCTTAAACATAATTATGAAGTTAATAAAAAGGATACGTTAGAGGATAATCTTTCTTATATTTTAGATGAACTAATTAAATTAAACAATATATGATATTTCCAGAAGTAAAAATTTATCAACCTGATTCATTTGAAGATTTTAGAGGTGAATTATATACTTTATTCAAACAAGAAGAAAGTAATTTAATATTTAATCATGATAAAGTTTCTATATCTACTAAGAATGTTTTAAGAGGATTACATGGTGATTCTAAATCTTGGAAACATATTTCTTGTTTAGCAGGAAAAGTATTACTAGTAGTAGTTGATAATAGAAAAGAATCAGAACATTATTTAAAGTGGGATTCTATAGTTTTATCTTCAAAAAATAGAAAGTCTGTTTTAATTCCTCCTATGTTTGCAAATGGGCATTTAATTTTAAGTGATGAGGCTACATTTTTTTATAAATGGTCATATGAAGGAAAGTATCCTGATGTAAAAGATCAATTTACTTTAAAATGGAATGATCCAAAACTAGATATTCATTGGCCTACTTCAACTCCTATTTTATCTAAACGTGATTATTAAATTAATTTTTATTATATTAACCGTATGAATATACCAAAAAAATACACTAAAGTTCGGGATGTAAACATCACACCCGAAGAGCTTATTAATTTTGAGACTAAAGTTAAAGAAGCTTATGAAAACGCTCAAATTCAAGGTCCTGTTCATTTATCTAAAAACAATGAATCGGATTTAATCAATCTATTCCAGTACATCCACCCCGAAGATTGGGTTTTTTCAGCCTGGAGAAATCATTACCATGCTTTACTTCATGGAGTAGATGAAGATAAATTATTTAATTGGATTAAAGAAGGCAGAAGTATGGGAACTAATAATACAAACCCAAACTTTTATGCTTCGTCTATAGTAGGAGGAATTATACCTATTGCTTTAGGTGTAGCTGCTGGATTAAAACGATCAAACTCCCAACGTAGGGTTTGGTGTTTTATAGGTGATATGACAATGGAAACAGGAGTATTTTGGGAAGCTTATAAATATTCTCAAAATATGAATCTCCCTTTACAATTTGTTGTAGAGGATAATAATCTAAGCGTTCACACACCAACAGATATAGCTTGGGGTAAAAGAATGAATACTCCAGAAAATGTAATTTATTATCAATACGAAATGTCATATCCACACCATGGAACAGGCAAATGGGTAAACTTTTAAAAATATGAAATATAAAGAACAATTAATAAAATCAATGGAATGGCTGGCAGAAAAACCAGATACAGTATTTACAGGACAGGCTATAGGAATGTCAGGTCATGCCATATCGGGAACAGTAGCAAAGGTTCCTCAAGATAAAAGAGTAGAACTTCCTGTATTTGAAGAAACACAATTAGGAATGGCAACAGGTATGGCATTAGAAGGATGGGTACCAATTACAGCTTACCCTAGATTTGATTTTTTTATCCTGTCACTAAATCAATTAGTTAATCATTTAGATAAGATTCAAGATATGTCTAAAGGGGATATGAAACCAAAAGTTATTATTAGAGTGGCCGTAGGATCAAAAGTACCTTTTAGTGCTGGTCCTCAACATACTCAAAACCATACTGAAGCTTTACGTAAGATGCTTACCGAAATTGAAGTAGTAGAATTACTAGAACCTGAAGATATATTCCCAGCTTTTGAAAAAGCATATAATGGTGATAAATCTACATTAATAGTTGAACACAGCGAATTTTATAATAGTAAATAATATGTTTAAATGGCCACTTATAAATGATAATATCACTCAAAGTGATAGAAAAATATTGTCTGATTTTTGTTTAAATGGAGAACGTTTTACTAATGGACCTAAAGTAAAAGAATTTGAAAATTTATGGTCTGAATGGTTAGGAGTAAAACATACTGTAATGGTAAATTCTGGTGCTTCATCAAACTATATTTCTATTGCTATGGTGAAAGAATTAGTTGGTAAAGGTGAAGTTATAGTTCCCCCTATAGGATGGGTATCAGATGTTTCATCAGTATCTCAGTTGGGTATGACACCTGTATTTGTAGATGTATCTTTAAATGATTTTAACATAACAGCTGAAAATATTAAAAGAGCTATTACTAAAAATACCAAAGCTATAGTATTAGTACATACATTAGGTTTTCCTGCTATAAACGATGAAATTATTAAAATAGCTAAGGATAATAATATCATGTTAATTGAAGATTGTTGTGAAGCACATGGTGCAACCTATAAAGATAAACGTGTAGGTTCATTTGGTGATATTTCTTTATTTTCTTTTTATTTTGGACATCATATTACTACAATTGAAGGTGGAGTGGTATGTGTTAAAGATGATAAACTATATGATTTAGCTAAATTATTTCGTTCACATGGAATGACTAGAGAAGCATCTAAAGAACTACAACAAAAATATCAACTTAAATATCCTAATTTAAATCCCTTATTTACTTTTGCTGTAGCAGGATTTAATATGAGATCAAGTGAAATAAACGCAGTTTTAGGAATTGAACAAATGAAACGTTTAGATTCTAATATAGAACATAGACGTATGAATTTAGATATTTGGTTAGATAATTTAGATAATTCTAAGTTTATAACTTCTTTTAATAGACAAGGTAATAGTAATTTTGCTTTACCTTTAGTAATGCAAGAAGTATCTAAAAATAAATTAAAAGATGTTTGTTCTATTTTAGAACAAGAAAGTGTTGAATATAGATTAGGTACAGCTGGGGGTGGTAATCAGGCACTTCAACCTTATCTAGAAAAAGTACCACATAAAATAGATGGAATATTAACATATGCTAATTATATCCATAGTAATTCTTTATATGTAGGTAACCATACAGATTTAACAAATAATCAAATTATTAACCTTTGTAAAAAATTAAATAATGTTTAAAAATCAAAAAGTCTTAGTAACTGGAGGAGGAGGAATGATTGGACGTTCCTTAGTTAAATTCCTTTTAGAAAAAGAAGCCCAAATCACCATAGCAGATTTAACAGAACCTTCAGATCTACCTGAAAATGTTAGTTATGTAAAAGTAGATTTAAGATATTTTTCCCAATGTGAAGAAATTTGTAATGGTATGGATTATATTTTTAATTTAGTAGGTGTTAAAGGATCCCCTAAAATGTGTGCAGAACAACCAGCTGATTTTATGGTTCCTATGTTACAATTTAATACTAATATGATGGAAGCCGCTCGTAGAGCTAATGTTAAATGGTACTTATATACAAGTTCAGTTGGGGTGTATGCTCCTGCTGCTGTATTTGTAGAAGATAGTGTTTGGGAAACAGTACCTTCACCTAATGACCGTTTTGCTGGGTGGGCTAAAAGAATGGGTGAATTACAAGCCGAAGCATATTCAATTCAATATAATTGGGATAAAGTATCAATTGTAAGACCAGCAAATGTATATGGCAATTATGATAACTTTAATCCCGCAAATGCAATGGTTGTACCTTCACTTATTAGAAAAGCTCAAGAAAATGATGTTCTTGAAGTTTGGGGTGATGGAACAGCAGTTAGAGATTTTATACATGCTGATGATGTAGCATTAGGAATGATTTTTGCAGTTGAAAACCAAATAACTAAACCAATTAATTTAGGATCAGGTGAAGGGTATTCTATTAAACAAGTAGTTGAAATGGTAGTAAAACATGCTAATAAACCCCTTGAAATAAAATGGTTAACTGATAAACCTTCGGGGGATGCTTTAAGATTATTTGATATGACTAGAGCTAAATCTTATGGTTATAACATCTCAGTGGGATTAGATGAAGGTATTAAAAGAACTACTGAGTGGTTTACTAATAATAAAGAAATTTTAGATAAACGTTATAATGCATTCGTAGACCACTAATGGCTGATTATCTTATCTCAGGAAATAAAAGCGGGTTAGGTAAATATCTATTTGATAATTTACCTAATTCTATAGGATTTGGAAGAGGAGAGCAATATGTAATTCAAAATTGTGACCATATAATTCATTGTGCTTTTAATAAAGAAGATAATATTACAGATCATTATCAGTATTTAGAAGATAATATATTTTTAACTAAAAAATTATTGAATTGTTATAATAAAAAATTTATTTATATTTCTACTATTGATGTTTATAATCAAAACCAAAACACATACTCTTTATTTAAACAATTTTCTGAATCCATAGTTAAAAAACACCCAAAAACCCTTATTTTAAGATGTTCTATGATGCTAGGCCCC